TCATCCATCGGCGCGCCGGCGTTCCACCCTTTGGCCGGACCGTTCCACTGCATGGTGGTGATGGAGGCCAGCACATCGCCCGCGATGTCCTCGCGGACATTCCCCGCACCGTCGAACACGCGCACGAACAACCGCCCGCCCGAGGCGCCGCTCGTCAGCCAATGCGCCAGGGCGAACTCCTTTGCCTGGGTGGTATCGAGCATCCACCCAAGCCCGCGGTTCGCATCCAGCGTCACCGCGCGATCGGTCGGCGTGAGGTCGGTCAGCCCGTTGAAGCAGAAATCCGCCATGAAGGTCGCGGTGGTGGTGGAGGTGGCGATGGTGATCAGCCCCTCCACCCCGACCTCCGTCGCCGACTGCCGGAACGCCGCCGCGCGGGTGTTCGGCACGCCGGCCAGAAAGCGCTGGAAGCGCGACGCGGGCGCGCGGTGACGGTTGATTACCGCATTGCCGCAGCGGTTCGCCGTCGCGGTATAGTCGATCCCGACCAGGTAGGTGTTGGTCCAGGCGATGTCGTACTCGCAATCCTGCGCCCCGGCGGTGTGCCGCGCCGCCAGCGGCGAACACGCCTCCGGTCGAGACCGCATTGCCCAGCGGTTCGGTGATCGTCTTGCGGGCGATGACGCGTGCGATGTCCTGCAGGATGCCCTGCAGCACCTTCGAAAAGCTTTCGCCCTTGATGATCGCGTCCTCGAAGGCGGACGAGAAGGTCAGTCCCAGCTCGCGCGCCGTATTGCTGGTGCGCTCGGTCGCCTGCTGCACGCGCTGCTGGCTGCGCTCCAACTCCTCCAGCGCGGCATTGGCCTCGCGCGAGACGGTCTCGTCGGGGATCGGCCGGCCGATGCGCTCGGAACGCTGCGCCAGGTCGGAGAGACGTTCCAGCCGGCGCTGGTAGCGCTCATAGGCCGTCTCGTTGTCCTGGATCAGCCGCTCGCGCTCGCGGAGGAGGTCGTTGACCTCGCGCTCCGCATCGCGTGCCTCTCGGGCACCATCGTTGGTGGCGCGGCGGACGGCGGCAACGCGCGGCTCCAGCCGGCGCAGCGCCTCGTCGCGCTCGCGCAGCGCCAGGGTTTCGAGGCGGGTGCGGTCGGCGGCGGTGATGCCGCCGGCAGCCTCGGCCTCACGCAGGCGGCGGACGCGGTCGTCGTATTCGCTGGTGATCCGGAAGCGGTCGTCGAGCGCGCGGCGGAGTTCCTCCGCATCTGCGGCGGTGCGGCGGCGGCGGGCCTCGGCGGCCTGGCCAGCCGCGGCCTCCTGCTCGGTGCGCTGGCGCTCGCCGGCGGCCTGCTCGCCGCGGGTGATCTCCTCCTGAAGCTCGCTGTACTGCCGGCGTAGTTCCTCGAGGCGGGCGGCGCGGTCTACGCCCGCCTGCTGCTGGGCGGTGCCGACCAGCCCGCCCTGGATCGAACCACGCCGGGGCTGGGAGCGCAGGCTGTCGCGGCCGTCGCTCTCCGCCTCGAGGCGTGCGATCTGGGCACGCAGCGCCTCGGCCTGGGCGCGGCGATCGGCCTCCTGCTCAGAGGGCAGGAGAAGGCCGGAGCCGCGGCGCACGCCATCCAGGACGCGGGCGGCGCCGGAGAGCGCGCGCGCCAGGGCGTTGGACAGGCCGATGGCCTGGTCCAGCCTGGCGAGGAACTGGTCGGCGGCGGCGGTGAGCTGGCCAAATGCGCGGCCGACGGAGAGGGGCGCGCGCTCGAACTCGCCGTTCAGCCGCTCGACGGCGCGCAGCAGCGCCGGAAAGACCGTGTCGGCGGTGAGCTTGCCCTCAGAACCGAGCTTACGGAGCTCGCCGATGGAGACGCCGAGCTCGCGCGCCAGCGCCTGGGCGAGCGTGGGCAGGCCCTCCAGGATGCTGCGCAGCTCGTCGCCCTGCAGCGTGCCGGAGGCCAGCGCCTGGGCGAGCTGCTGAGTGGAGGAGGCGATCTCCTGCTGACTGGCGCCCGACGCGATGGCGATGCGCTGCAGGCCGCCGACCAGGGTGGCCACCTGGTCCGAGGTGGCGCCGATCTCCCGCGCAGCGATCGAGAAGCGGGCGAAGGCGTCGACGCTCTCGCGCACGGCGACGCCGGTCTGCAAGCTGTCGCGATAGAGGCGGTCGTAGATCTCGCCAGCGCGCTCGACCGAGCCCAGCGCGGTGTTCAGCCGGCCCATGGACTGGGTGAGCGCATCGCCGGCGACCACCACGGCACGCATGCCGGCGGCGAGACCGGCGATCTGCACGCCACGCACCGCGACGTCGAGCAGGTCCAGCGCACGGGAGGCACGATCGGCGCCGCCCTGGATGCGTTCCAGGCTGCGCTGGCCCGTCTCGCCGACCTCGCGCAGCTCCTGCTTGACCCGGGCGGCATCGTCGAGCGACAGCCGGACCGAGACGCGGCGGGTGGCGTCAGCCATGCGTCGCGCCTCCTAAGTCGGTGGGGTGGTCAGGGTCCGGGGGGATCAGTGCGGCGCGCGGTGCTGCCGGCGGCGAGGCCCATGCGCATGGCCAGAAGCAGTTCCGCCGCAGCCCAGCCGCAGGCGCCCATCTCGCGGGCGGTGGCGAGTGCGGCCGGCATGTCGAGATCGAGGCCGGCCATGGTGGCCGCGGCGCAGGTGGTGCCGGCGGCCCAGGCGGCGGCGCCCTCGACGCTGGCCGGCGCGTGGGCGGCGTAGGGGCAGGTCAGGCCGCAGTCGCGGTCGATGGCCGCGCAGCCGCGGCAGTAGTCAGGGCCCTGGCCGAAATGCCATTCGGCCCGGGCCCTTAGCCGTTTCCCTCCAGGGCCACGGCGGCTACGGGGCCGGTGGCGCGGTCCCAGAAGGCCGCGGCCATTTCGTCCATGTCCATGAGCCGCTCGACGGCCTCGGTCGAGAGGGGCAGCGGCTTGCCTGCGGCGTCGCCCACACCCTCCCACGCGGTGACGGCGTGGCGGGCGAGAGCCTTGACGAGAAAGGCGAAGGCCAGGCCGCGGGCCATGTCGGGGTCGAGGTCGGCCTCCGCAGCGCGCAGCGCGCCGAGGCGGCGCGCGGAGCCGGCCTGGGCAGCGGCCATCACGGCAGTGTTGACGGGCCGGATTTCAACGCGGACACCGCGGGGAAGGTCGAGCCAGTACGGCTCGACCGGGAGGTCGAGGGTGAGCATGGGATTCTCCATTTTCGTGGCTATCGCGGCGATCTGCTCGGGCCAAAGCAATAGAGGCGAGCGCCCCAGGGCCCAGCCTTCACTTGAGAAAGTGATGGTCGGCCGCCTTGCGGAGGCCCGCGGCGACGGCAGGCGTGGGGATACGGCCGCTTCCGGAACTAAGCGGGCCTTTACGGCTGTGGGTAGACCCGTGCGGCGGCCCGGCTTGGCGGATGGCGAATTAGTGGCATTGAATCGCAGTTTCCAACATAACTAACAATGTCGAGACCACACGCTCTGCAAAGAGATTCCAATTCCGTAGGCTTGTTTGGGATGACCTGCCAATCCATTCACTGGTCAAACCAAATCGGTCTCCATCCCAACGGACCACTGAGAAGCCATTCATATGACCAAAATCCCGCGCGCATTTCTGTCACATAGTTCTACAGACAAGGACACAGTGAGCGAGGTCGCCAAGATACTTGGTCGAGCCGCTGTCATTTACGATGCCTTCGAGTTCAGCGTGGGAGATGAGTTCAGAGACGCGATTCTAGCGGGACTATCAAAATCCGACATTTTTGTTCTCTTCGCTAGCCGCCAGGCGTTACAGCGCGACTGGGTCAGGTTCGAGATTGACGCGGCGAAGGAAGCTTTAACGAGGCAGGCACTCAATCGGGTCGTCACATTCATTATTGATCCCGATCTGGATCTCGACACCATTCCCGAGTGGATGAAGTCGACGCTCATCGTTCGCCAGAAGCAAACCGGTTTGATCGCGGTCGAGATCCGACGGTTGATTGCTAAGCGATCGATGGAAAGAATGCCCTCATATTTCGTCGGACGGCGGAACGAAATTGAACAGGCGCTGGATCTAATTTCTGGCTTCACCGATCCCGACCAGCGGCCACCCTTACTAGTCTACGGTCTAAAGGGCATCGGGCGGAGGACCCTCGTTCAGGCGATCGCACGGGATCACCTCTCCTACTCGACCACTATCCAGATCACGTTGAAAGCTGGCGACCTTCTGCCCGAGACGTTCATCCGCCTGTCGGACGCTCTTTCGCCGGGAACAGCGGCCAACTACGCCGATCTTCTCGCCGAGCAAGAGGCGAAAGCGCCGGAAGTCCTACTCGCCGAGATCGTTCAGATGATGAAGGTCGCGTGCGCAGGGGGCACACTGCCAGTCATTGTGGACGACGGCGCCCTGGCGCAGCAGAACGGCGTGCTCCGACCGGAGTTCGAGGCCCTCTACCTTGCAGTCGCTTCCGATCGGGAAGTGGACGCGGTAATCGTCGCGGGGAGACGGCTCTACGGTAACGGTGGTGGGACTCTGCCCTCGTTGCGGGTGCCCGAGCTGGATCAGCCGTCCACGCAGAACTTGCTTAGGCTCGCGGGGCGCGACATGGGCATGGTCTTCGGCCGTTCCGATCTGGCGTCAATCGCCACCTATTCGCGTGGCTACCCTCCGACGGTCCGGTTCGCGCTGGAGGAGGCGCGTGTCAGGGGCATTACGCAAGTGGTAGCGAACCAGCGAGCCCTCGTTAATTTCAGTGCCGAGCTGTTTCTGCGCCAGCTGAAGCAGACCAGCTCCATCACCGCGACCATGGAGACGATTCTGAGGCTCCTTTCTGCCTTCAGCCCGCTGCCGCTCATCGTCATCACCGAATTTTGCGGAATCACGGTTCCGGAGGCGAACGAGAATGTCGACCATTTGCTCGACCTTGCGTTCGTCCTTCCCGACGGCCTCCACTTCCGCATCACCGAGCCGCTTCGGGACGCCGCCTACCGGGCCTTCGATGGCCTGAGGATCGACAGCTCCCGAGTGGCAGATTTGTTGGACGCCTACCTCAGCAGCGAACCCGACGACGATGCGCGACTGAACCTCGGACAGACGATTTTTAGGGCGAGCTTGTTGTCGGGCTCCGGATCGAAATCCCGCTTCGCGGTGGGCTTCGCGGCGGACATGATTCAGGTAGCTACCCAGAGCTATCATGATCAGGACTACGACCTGGCGATCCGCTATGGCGCGTCGGCGCTCGAGGCACGGCCCGACAACGTCGACGTCAGGCGTTACGTGGCGCAAGCTCTCATCCGGAGGGAGCGCTATTCAGAGGCGGAGGCGCACATCGAGGCGTTGGTGAGGCTGGGGGAGCTCAAAGAAGCGTTTTACGTTCGCGGCTTCGCGGCGCGCCGCAAGCGCGAGTACTCCGAGGCGATCAGCGCGTACGAGAAGAGCTTGGCACATGGTCGCGGCGGCGTCGCAATCCATCGCGAGCTCGCCAGTAGCTACTTCGAGCTAGGCGATTTGCCAAAGGCAGAACACCATATCCGCCAGGCGGAGGAGAGGTCGCCCCATAACCGCTATGTCGTCGATCTTCGCTGTACCATCGCGCTTCGCCTCGGCGACCTAGCGACGGCCGAACGTACGCTAAATATTCTCGAGCGTGTAGATCCGAGCGGTTTCGCCGACCACCGCCGGTCGACCTTTGAACAGGCTCGCGGCGAATCTGACGCGGCCTTGGAATATGCAGAATCCGCCAACCGGAAGATTCCGCACCCCACGTTCGAGGTGATGGCTAACCTCGCAAATTGCGAGATCGAGGCGGGGCGGGCGGAGTCGGTTATCTTAACCTTAACCAACATCCAGCAGAGATTCGGCGGCACCAACCATGACGCCCAGACGGGGCTTCGCTGTAAGTATGAGATACGCTTCGGGACTGTGCAGGCAGCGGAGGGACTTTGGAACGCCCTTCGCGCCCCAGGCACGCCTGTGCATATGGGCCTGCGGCTATCGATCCTAAATCGGAAGGCTGCCGAGACTGGCCTAAGCCATGCAGAGGAGGCGGAGCGCCAAGATCTCGTCGACAAGCAGTCAATTGCCGAGCTCAACCGCAATGAGCGGATGCTGGGGTCGGTTCTCTCGAGGTCAGAATAGCCGCGGCCGGCGCGGTCTGGTCTCGGCGATACCCGCGGCGACGTAGCATCGCTGTCCACTGGGCTCACGCGTACTCCGTCCCAGCCTGCTGGTTCCTCAGCACCGCCGTCATCATCCGCGTCGCCGTCGCGTTGAACGCGGCGCGGAAATCGAAGCTGGCCTCGACGCCTGCCGGCCCTTCGATCGGGGTCTTGGCCAGCGCGAGATAGACCTCGTGCAGCGTGATGGTCAGGCTGCGGTTGGCATCGATCGTGAAGGCCATCGCGAACTCCGCCGAGGTTCCGGCCTGCGCCTGGGCGAGCAGCGTCGTGTTCTCGAAGCGCACGGTGATCTGCCCCGTGCAGCGCGCAATGCCGGGGTCCACACCCTCGACGCGGCGATCGGCGCGGATGGTGCGCACCGCCTCCATTCCGTTGGCGTAGGTGAGCCGCGCGCCGGTCACCTGCGCCAGCGCCGAACCGCTGCGGGTGATGCTCCCCTGCGCCTTGTTGAAGGCGGTGTAGGCCGCGCTGGTCGGCGTACCGCCTGAGGTCGCACCGGTGCGCGCCGAGCCCTGGCCCATGAGCCCAAAGGTCGCCGTGGCTGCGCCGGTCGGCGTGAAATCCATCTCCAGCGTGTCGGCGCGCACGCCGGTGCACACGTCGAAGCTCGGCACGTCGGGATAGCCGATCTCCATTGCGTTGCTGGGCAGCGACGCCGCGCCCGAGCCGAAGGTATGGATGAAGTTGGTGGTGCCGGTGGTGGTCGGCGCACCGAGCAACAGCCGCAGCCAGTGGCCAATGTTGATGAGATCGACCGGCACCACCGCCTGGCCGGCGACGGTCACCGTGTCGAGGAAGGGTGCCGCTGGATCGCGATTGCTGCCGACGCCGATGACGTCTGCATCGAGCAGCGGCTGCTCCGCCCCGAGATCGCACGACAGGAACGGCATGCGCCGCCAGTTGCTGCCGGGCGCGGTGCCATAGGTGGTCTCAGGCAGCATGAGCAGGCGGCAGTTCGCGCCGATGGCACGGGGCATAGGCGTTCTCCTGGTGGATGATCAGGCCAGCGGCGAGCCGGCGACGGTGAACCAGAGGGTGACGGGGATGGCGGCAGCACGGGCCGCAGCAGCGCCCTCGAACTCGACATCCTCGAAGGAGGCGCTGCCGGGCTGCGCCCATTCGACGGTGCCGCCGAGGGTGCGGTTGGCGGTGATGGCCGCGGCGACATCGACCAGGAGCGCGTCGAGCAGGGCGTTGCGGGCGGCGGGCGTGGCGCCGGCCACGGTGATCTCTACTTCAGCGCGATGCTCGATCTGCCAGGCGAGCGGAGAGAGGATGGGCGTCTCCTCCACGGTCTCGCCGTCGCGCACCACCACCAGCCCGCCGGCGGGGATGCGCTGCGGCACCGTTTCCCCCCGCAGCACCAGCGGCGCCGGGTTCCGGAAGGCCAGCGACGTCACGAGCCGGCTGTGCAGGGCGGCGATGGCAGTCTCGCGCGTGCTCATGACCAACCCAGCATCGACGCGAAGAAGCGGCCCGCGACCCAGGTGAGCGCTAGGCCCATGGGGACGGCGGCCCAGGACAGCACGACGAGCCCGAGCAGCAGGAGGAAACGCGCGCGCATGGTCATGCCATTCTCCCGCTTTCGCGTTCCCAGGCCGCCACGAAGCGGCCCGGCAGGCGACGCAGCCCGCGCTCAGCCGCGCCGCGCACGTCCAGCCGCTTGGCGAGCTTCACCTGGGGCAGGAGCAGAAACATCGGCACCATCCCCTGTTCCAGCAGGCCCCGCGCCCAGGCCTCGCGGCCCTTGCGGTTGGCGGTGCCGACTTCCGTCACGCCGCCCGCCACCAGCCGGGTCCGCCGCCGCCGCCCGGTCTGCTCGCCTTGGCGCAGCGGCAGGCACCACACGAAGCCCCGGCCGGACTTGAATGGCCGGAGGAAGGCCTGGCCGGAGGTGACCATCTGCGCGGGCGTCACCCGCATGCCCTTCTCGCCGCGGCCCCTGCGCCCACGGGCCGCGTTGAAGCCGGTCGGGATGGCGAGGAACTTCCCGCCACCCTTGGCGCGGATCAGCGCGCCACGCTCGAAGGCGTCGATGACGTTCGGCACCTTGGTGAAGACCAGCCCCGCGGGCCGCAGCGACTGCCCGGTCCGCGGGAAGATCATTGACCGCCAGGCATTGGCGATGCCCCGCGCATTGCCGGAGAAGGCGGTGGTCACCTGCCGGCGCAGCTCGGCCTTCACCTGGTCGGTCTCGGCGCGGATGGCGGTCATGGCCGCGCGCTCGCCGGCGCGCACCTCGTCGGCAAGCATCTTCCGGAGGTCGCCGACGATATTGGCGCCGAGCCG